GGGAGGTGACTCGCATCCGGCAGCGACATCCGGGACTCGGGAACGGGGCTCTGACCAGGGCTTCTTCGCGCTGGAGCCACGGGTCTTGACTCCGGGCCTAGGATCGGGGTGCGCGGCACGGGGCTGCCCGCCCGCGATCGCCCGGGACCGGCGTTCCTCCCGTATTCTGCGAGCGTGCCGACATTCCGACCAGCGTTCGAGGGACAGATCCCGAGCCTGGGCGGCCTGGTCAAGGACTGGATTCAGGACCACTGCGTCCACGGGCGCGGGGACGTGCAGGGGATGAGGGCCGTCGTCGACCCCGAGATGGCGAAGTACCTCGAGGAGTGCTACCGGATCCACCCCGAGTCGGGCCGCCGGGTCTACGACGAGTCGATGCTGTCCCGCCCCAAGGGCCGGGCCAAGACCGAGATGGCCGGCTGGATCGGGCTGGCCGAGGCGTTCTCCGACGCGGTCCGGTTCGCCGACTGGGACGAAGACGGGCAGCCCATCGGGCAGCGCGTCCACTCCCCGCTGCTCAAGTGCCTCGCCACCGAGGAGGAGCAGGCGACCGCCTCGTTCTCCGTGATCGCCTACAACGTCGAGGTCGGGCTCCGCCGCGGCGACACGACCTTCGAGGGCGTCACCGGCTCGAGGGTCCACCAGTCCGCGAAGAACCTCTACATCGCCGGGGGCGGCGAGATCCGCGCGTGCAGCTCCGGGGCCGCGTCCAAGGACGGCGGGCTGGAGACCTGGGTGGTGGCCGACGAGACGCACCTCTACGTGCTGCCCGCCCTCAAGGAGATGTACCGGGTCGTCCAGCGCAACCTCGGGAAGCGGGCCGGGGCGACCCCGTGGCTGATGCAGACCACCACCCAGTTCCGGGTCGGCGAGCAGTCCGTCGCCGAGCAGACCCTCGACGCCTGGCGCAAGGGCGTCTTGGGCGGCGAGGTCCACGTCGACCACCGGGAGGCCAAGGGCCCCATCCGGATCCGCGACAAGGCCCACACCCTCAAGCAGCTCCGGCACGTCTACGGCGCGGCCGCGGACCGGATGGACATGGAGGGCGTCTACCGGAAGATGACCGACCCGCGGATCTGCGCCGACGACGCGACGGCGGCCCGGTACTACCTCAACCGGCCGATGGCCAACACCGACGCCTGGATCGCGAAGGACGTCTACGAGCGGCAGCAGCGGGTCGGCGACGGGTACGCGATCGCCCCCGACGAGCCCATCGCGATCGGCTTCGACGGCTCCCTCAACGACGACTCGACGGTGCTGCGGGGCTGCCGGATGAGCGACGGCTTCCTGTTCAGGATCGGGGTCTGGGAGCGGCCCGAGGGAGCCGCCGCGATCGGCTGGGAGGTCCCCAGGCTCGACGTCCTGGCCACGTTCCGGGAGGCGTTCTCCCGCTACCGGGTCGTCCGCGCGTACTGCGACCCGCACGAGTGGAGGTCCGACATCGACACCCTCGCCGAGGAGTTCCGGGAGGTCGACCGGAAGGGCAGGGCGACCGAGCGGGTGTTCTCCTGGGAGACCCGGCGCGACACCGCGATGGGCCACGCGCTGGACCGCCTCCACGCCGACCTCGTCAACGGGACCGCGGTCCACGACGACGACCCGGTGGCGGCCAAGCACTACGGCAACGCCTACGTCGCGCACCGGCACGGGCAGCGGCTGGTCCGCAAGGAGTACCCCAACAGTCCGCGGAAAATCGACTCTGTGGCGGGGGACGCACTAGCCTATGAGGCCAGGGCGGACGCCATCGCCGACGGCTGGGACATCCCCAAGGGCGGGCTCAGCCGGGTCAAGGGAACCGTGAGGTCGTACTGAGATGACGGTCGCGCAGGTCCCCACCATCGCCGGCCAGAACGCCCAGAGCCCGGACTGGTGGGTCGCGAGGCTGTACGGGCAGATCTCCGAGCGGCGCAAGTACCTGGACTTCTTCTCCGACTACTACGAGGGCGACCACCCGCTGCCGTGGCTGGCCCCGCAGGCCCGCGCCGAGTTCAAGCGGATCATGTCGATGACCCGGAGCAACTACATGGGCCTGGTGGTCGACGCGATGGTGGAGCGCATCCACGTCGAGGGCTTCAAGCTGGGCGGCCAGGAGACCTCCGACGACGCCTCCTGGAACATCTGGCAGGTCAACGACATGGACTCGATGAGCGACCAGGGCTGGCTCGAGGCCGCCGTGGGCGGCTGCGCGTACTTCATGGTGGAGCCGAACCTGGTCGACTCCGCCAACCCGATCATGCGGGTCGAGCACGGCTCCCAGGCGATCACCGAGAACTACCCCGGCAGCCGTATCCGCAAGGCCGGCCTCAAGACGTGGGTCGACGACTGGACCGGGCTCCTCAACGCGACCCTGTTCCTGATGCGCGACCCGACCCCGACGACGGCCCCGGCGATGTTCGTGTTCAAGTACCAGGCCGAGGCTCCGAGCTCCGGGTCCACCACCAAGCCGGACTGGCAGCGCAGGACCGTGGCCGGCGAGGCGTGGGGCGCGAACACGCAGATCCCGTTCGTCCCGCTGCGGCCGATCGAGAACAACCCGCGGCTGCTGACCGGGGGCCGCTCCGAGCTGTACGACCTGACCGACATCCAGGACCGGGTCAACAAGACCCTGGCCGACCGGCTCGTCACCCAGGACTACGGCTCGTTCCCGCAGAAGTGGGCGATCGGCTGGCCCAGCGAGGACGACCAGGGCAACGAGAACAAGGTCGACGTCGGCCGCAACCGGATGATGACCACCGACGTGCCGAAGACGGAGGCGGAGTTCGGCTCGTTCACGACCGCCGACCTCAAGGGCTACAACGACTCCAAGCACGAGGACGTCAAGGACATCGCGAGCCGCTCGCGCACCCCGGCCCAGTACCTGCTGGGCGAGATGGCCAACGTCAACGGCGACACCCTCAAGGCGTCCGAGTCGGGCCTGATCGCCAAGGTCAAGGAGCGGATGAGGAACTACGCCGAGGCCGCCGAGGAGGCGATGCGGATGGCGCGGTTCCTGGCCGGGATCTCCGGCGACCCGGTCTCCGAGTCCCGGATGGAGACCATCTTCGCGAACCCCGAGTTCCGCACCGAGGGCGAGATCACCGACGCGGCGATCAAGCGGCGCCAGACCGGGATCACCCCGCTGCGGCAGACCAGGGTCGACCTCGGCTACTCCCAGACCCAGATCGAGGACATGGAGAAGGCCGACGCCAAGGAGGCCACGATGCTCGTCAAGGCGACGCAGCAGGCCCTCCTCCAGGGCGGCTCCCAGCCGACGGACGGGCTGACGGGTGCCCCCGGACCTGCCGCCGGCGTCTGAGGCGCAGCGGTCCGACCTCGCGGGGATCGTCGCCATCGGGATCGCCTCCGCGCGGAACTCGTGGCTGCGCCGGGCGATCCGGCCCCTCGCGTCGCTGCTGTCGGTCCTCCAGGTCGAGGCCGCCCAGCTCGGGGTCCGCGGCTTCGCGGAGAAGCTCGAGGACCTCGAGGTCGAGCCGACCCACGCCGTCCGGGTGGTCCCAGAGCGGTTCGCGGGCGTCACCTCCGCCGGCGCGGACATGGCCCGCTTCCTGGAGGCCGCGCAGAGCCTCGTCGACCTGGAGATGGCGGTGATCACCCAGCTCGACGACGCGGCCCGGGTCGCGGAGCTGACCGCGATCTCCGACGAGGACGCCGTGATCGGCTACGTCAGGGTGGTCAGCCCAGGCTGCTGCCCGCGCTGCGCGATCCTGGCGGGCCGGTTCTACCGCTGGTCCACGGGCTTCCTCCGCCATCCCCAGTGCCGGTGCTCGATGGTCCCCGTCACCTCTCGCGCGATGGCCGACGAGCTGGCCGAGGACCCGATGGAGCTCTGGCGCGACGGCCGTATCCGCGGGCTCACCCAGGCCGAGGACCGGGCCCTCGAGGAGGGGGCGGACCTGTCCCAGCTCGTCAACGTGCGACGGCGGGCCGCCGGCCTCACCGTGGCCGGCAGGGTGATCGACCGGCTGGAGCGGCTGACGCCCGAGGGGATCTTCCAGCTCGCCTCCGACAGGGACGAGGCACGCCGACTCCTTGTCAGGTTCGGGTACCTGACGGGTACGATCCCGACATGAGCATGAGAAAACTGGCCATCGCCGCGACCGTCGTCGCGTCGCTCGTCCTGTCGGTGCCTGCCGCCGACGCCCACGGATGCAAGCGTCCTCCCAACGGCGCGCACTCCTGCGCATGAGCACGGCCGCGAAGCAGTCGCTCCTCGCCGCGATCATCCGCGCAGCCAAGCGGCGAAGCGCAGCCTGACGGGTACGATCCCGACATGAGCGAGCGGTGCGAGGTGGCGGTCGAGTTCCCGCTGGCCCGCCGCCCCAGCCGGGTCGAGCTCGCCTCCCTGGTCCGCCGCGAGGCGTTCGTCGAGTGCCGCAAGCTGATCGGACCCGCGGGCCGCATCCTCGGCGTGACGTCGACCTCCGTGGTCGAGCGGAAGGCCGACGGGCAGCCGTGCCTGCTGGTGAGGTTCGCCTGCGACGTGCCCGAGTCGGTCCAGGCCGCGGCGATGAACTAGAGACTTCGACCGAGGCCGTTTGAGGGCCCCGGTCGGGAGCGAGTGCGACCATCGCGACGCATCGGGCGTCGGGATATGCCAACATGAGAGCGAGGTCGACGTGCCCGACACGACGACCGCCCCGCACGGGGCGACAGCAGAACCCACCGCGCAAGCGGGCCCCGCACAGGGCGAGCCCACCGCCACACCGGCCACCGCCGAGCCTCCCGCACAGGAGACCGACTGGGAGGCCGAGGCGAAGAAGTGGGAGAGCAGGGCCAAGGCAAACGGCAAGCAGGTCAAGGACCTCACCGAGGCGCAGCGCTCCTCGATGACCGAGGCCGAGCGGGCTGTCGCAGAGGCTGAGGAGCGTGGCCGCACGGCCGCGACGTCCCAGTACCGCGACCGTCTCGTGACGACCGAGTTCGCCGCAGCGGTGGCCCGCAGGAACCCCGAGGCCAAGCCCGACGACTACCTCGAGCTGCTGGACCTCTCCAAGCTCGCAGACGAGCACGGGGAGCCCGACACGAAGGCGATCGAGAAGGCTGCGCAGCGGCTGGTCCCGGAGCCGGACGGCAGACCGCCGTCCTTCGACTCCGGAGCCCGCACGTCTCCGCCCAAGGGAGACAGCTTCTCCGACCAGATTCGCGCAGGCTTCGCGAACAAGGGTCGTTAACCCGGACCGCGCCGTAGGGCGGGGTCCCCGAGCACAGGAGACCCCGTGCCCTACAACTCACTCGTCTCGCGCACCGACGCGGCGGCGATGGTGCCCGAGCAGGTCGCGACCAACATGCTCGCCAACCTCGACGCCCAGTCCGCCGCGCTCCAGATGGCGACGCGCATCCCGGTCGCCCGCAACCAGGTCCGATTCCCGGTCCTCACCGCGCTCCCCGTGGCGTACTTCGTGTCCGGCGACACCGGCCTCAAGCAGACCACCGAGGCCGCGTGGGACAACAAGTACCTGTACATCGAGGAGATCGCGACCATCATCCCGATCCCGGAGAGCGTCCTCGACGACGCCGGGTTCGACATCTGGGGCTACCTCCAGCCGCTCATGGAGCAGGCCATCCTCCGCAAGCTCGACGCCGCGATCTTCTTCGGCGCGTCGGCCCCGGCCGCGTGGCCGGACGACGTGACCACCTCCGCGGTGGCGGCCGGCAACGTGATCGCCCGCGGCACCA